CACCTGCTGAAGAGAAAGTCCCCTGTTTTTCTTTTTAGCCCCCCCAATCCCTGTGTGGAAGTCTCTTTCCGCCCCCCCCGGACACCCGTTCCACGTGAAACATTGAGATAAAACACTTATAAGAAATAAATTGTTCTCCTGTTGACATAATCCCAATAAAATGCTAGCCTTAGAGTAATGAGGCACTGGACAGATTTCCCTAAGTGGAAGTTTGTCTTTTTTTTGGCCATTTCTCGAGGAGATATAATTTAAAATTATGAGCATGCCAACTAAATTATCTGAGAAACATTGGAAAGTCCTTAAGATGCTTGAGGATATGTCTCGCGAAGATGCTGCAAGAGAGATTGGTTGGAAGAAAGATCATATCGACAAGCTCTGCGTAGGAAGTGTTAGTGCAGGCGGCGTTGCTACACTTTTTAAAGTAGAATATCTAAAGCTCCAAACCAAGCAGGCCGAAGAAACAAAGCATCTCATATCACAGAACACAAAGATGGCTCAAAAGCTTATCGGACGCGTATTTGACTGTATTAACAAGAAGAAAAAAGTTTCTCCAGAAGATCAGAAAATCCTTTCGTTGTACACGAACGCTCTCGCCAAGTTCACTCCAACCGTAAATGTTAAAAATCTTTCATATAGCTATACTAAAGGCCTTAACGCAGAGGAATTAGTGCATGAGTTTAAAAGACTTAAAACAATTGCAGAATCATCATTTGACCGCGGAAGAGTTCCAGAAGTTGCCAAGGGACGAGCAGGAGAATTATCTGAGGTTGATGAATGAGGAGGTAAATTGGTTAAAAGCTCAAAAGCTTTTGTTGTACGAACCGATGCCAAAGCAGGACCTTTTTCACAAGAGTCCAGCAAACCGAAGGGCCCTATTTGGTGGAAATCGTGTGGGCAAGACTGTTGCTGGCGGGATGGAGTTCTTATTTCACTTGACTGGCCAGTATCCGGATTGGTACCCGGAAGAGGGAAGATTCAAAGGAAGCATCAAAGGTAGGATTATCGCTAAAGATTTCCAGAAGGGTGTGGGAGAAGTCGTTACACCTTTCTTAGAAGAGTGGTTGGATGATAGCATTATCGCTCGTAGGATTAAAAACCCTATGGGTATTCCAACAAAGTACCAGCTGAAGAACGGATCGGTCTTTGATATTTTAACGCATGAGCAGTCAACTGAGCAGTTTGAGGGTTGGAGGGGCCATGTAGCTTGGTTTGACGAGCCTCCACCAAGAGATAAGTATGTAGCGACACTTCGTGGCCTTGTTGATTACAGTGGCCGTCATTGGCTAACCTTAACACCTTTAACTCAACCATGGATTTATGATGAAGTTTATACCAATCCGGATCCACAGACGTTTTGTGTCACTATTGACATCCGTGAAAATACGTATTTATCTGAGTCTGCGATTAAAGAGTTTGAGAATTCGCTTACGCATGAAGAAAAGGAAGCGCGCCTGCATGGAAAATTCATGCATCTCTCCGGATTGATCTATAAGGAGTTTACCACTGAGACGCACGTGATTGAACCTCCAGTGATTAAACCCCATTGGAGTCGGTATATGGCGATAGATCCTCATGAGCGCACTCCTACGGCTGTTCTGTGGGTAGCTGTGGATGAGAAGGACAACCATTTCCTCACGCGGATAAGGATAATGTGGTGGCTGGCGGATTCAATGTCCGAAAAGAGCTCATGAAGTACGGTGTTTTTACTCAGAGAGCTAACTCCGATCCTATGCTTGGAAAAGCTAGAATCCGTCAGGCACTAACTCCTAGGTATTCGAGCATATTGAAGAGAAATGTTCCTCAAATGCACGTTTCTAAGTATTGTTCACAGACGATTTACGAGTTTCAGCACTATATTTGGGATGAGTATAAGCGAAATACGGAAGATTACGACAAAAAAGAGGTTGCGAAGAAGAAAAACGATCATTTTATGGATTGTTTGAGGTATATTTATAATTTTGGTCCACGATATATTGAAGAGGAAGATGAGGGTGGAGAGATTGAGTACGTAGGGGAATATACAAAGAGGCCAGTTGAAAGACCAAAAGAAGGAAGTTACCATTCTTTAGTTGAGCAGCAACCAGGAGCAGGAGAATTTTAATTAAGGGGAAGAAAAATGGCATTTGAACTTGAAGATTACTGGCAAGGTTCAGGATATAGTCAAACACCAGATCGTGCTACACAGTACCAAGAGGATTATCGGCCATTTGATGAGTCAAGAGCATTAGGTCGTGACTTCAGTACACCTGATTTCCAGAACGCACCTTGGGCTGGTGGTCAAACGCAGGACTTGGACTATGGTGAGATAAATCCTTGGGAGGGTGGAACGGCTCCTTATGGAGGAGATCAATCTATTATTGGTTCCGGAGGCGCTGTGGGAGCAGGCGCTGGTATGGGTGTAGGAGCATATGGGGCAGGTGCAGTTTTGGGTGGAGGTAGCTATGCTGGTCTAGCAGCATTAGGTCCTCCTGGTATGGTAGGAGCAGGCCTTATGTATGGACTGAACAAGGCTGGAGTCTTTAACAAGAAAAAGAAGCGTGGTTCAACAAATTTATCAGCACCAGCGTATCAAGGGTATCAGTTTGAACCAGAGGAAGGGTTCCCATCTTATTATGAAACAGCACAGGATATTCAAGGATTAGGTGGTTTTGAAGAGGGAGCAACAAACTTTCAGTTCCAGCAACCTGAACAACAGGGGTATGATTATAGTTACTCTGGTGGGGTAGCACAACCGGGTAGTGGACAGCTTGCTAACCCAAGTCAACAGAATTATGTTGGACAACAAGAGCAAGAGTATGGTTCTTTTTATAACAGAGATAAAGGCGGTATTTACGATACCTTCACAGTATGATACCAAACGTAAAAAAAATGTATGACGATTTAGTTAAGCAAGGAACAGATACCAAAGATGCCGCGAAACAAGTTCAGGCACAAACCGGATATTCGGTTGTTACGGGTAAGCCGATTAACCGTCAGCTGTATGATAAGTTCAGCACTAAAGACGGCGGAGTGATTGGCCAATATGGGAGTTCTTAATGTCTGAAGATAAAATGGTGAAGTTTGTAGTAGAGGAATTTGAAAGATATTTCAAGTTTCATGAGCAGAGGATGGTAGATGCTGCCAAGGTTATTGATCAATGGAATAATGTTCCTCCAGAAAAATCTTATGACTGGATGAATCAAGTTCATTGTCCTATTACTTTTGCAAGTGAACAAACAGTAACACCTCGTATCTTTGCCGCGCTTTTTCCTAACGATGCCCCTATTGATATTGCAGTTTATGGAAAAGTATCTCAGCAACAAGGAATACTTATAAGAGATACGCTGAAACATTATTATCGTTTAGCTAATGTTATGGGAGAGTGTCTTCCGTCGCTGACACAGAATACTTTGATCGGCACTGGTTATGTTGAGTGTCCGTATGTTTATCGTAAGGCTTGGCAAATCAATAGAGAGGGTGAAAGATATTTTGCTGTTGTTGATCGTAGACCTGGTTGCAATAGTGTTAATTTCTTTGAGATGTTTCCTCACCCTGCAAAGTTATGGATGAATGATGGACTACCTTTAATCCGCAGACAGTTTGTAGATGCTGAATATTTAAAAGCATTGGCCGAACAACCGGAAAGCAAATTCAGTAACTTAGCGGAAGCCTTAAAGACAGAGAGTACAAGAAGTGAAACAACTTCCTTTCTTGATTCGGGTGGACAGGAAAAGTTATATCAAAAGAAACGTGATGAGTATGAGCTTCTTCATTACTGGGGTCCTTGGGATGAATCGTATACAAAAGACGATAAAGTAATGACGAAGAAAGCCGTACCTTATTGGATAACAATCGTAAACAGAAAAATTAAAGTTCGTGGAATACCTAACCCTTATAATTTTCAACAGCCACCATTTGCTAAAATCAATCTCTTTTCAGAGTCTAAGCCTTGTTGGTTTGGTGTTGGTATTGGTACTGTTGGAAAACCGACACAAGATCGGCTGAACAAGATAGTTAACCAAAGACTTGACAATGTTGATTTAGTTCTAAACAAACAAGGATTCTATAATGGAGCAGATCCTCTTATCAATGTTAAGAAATTACAGGTGGCCAAGCCCGGCCATTGGCATAAGGTCTCAGATACTGTTAATTCAATCCGATGGATGGATACTCCTGATGTCACGGCATCATCGTATAAAGAAGAAGAACTCGCTAAAGCTGACTATCGTGAAGCTACTGGAGCCAGCGCTCCCCTTATGCCTACTGAAAAGAATCAATCGGAAACTGCCGCCGGTATAAATCTTCTTCAAGGTGCTGCTGGTATTAGGTTTAGACCTGTGCTTAAAAAGATGGAGACGGATTTAATCACTGAGGTTTCAATGATGTTTTTATCTCATCTTCAACAGTTTATGACTTTACCTGAGTGGATTAAAATGACTTCTAATGAAGGAAAAGAAAGTCCAGTTTTGATTAAGCCTGAGATGTTACAGGCAAAGGTTCAGGTTATACCGACCGGGATAAGTGAAACCTTAAACAAGGAAACACAGATAGGTCAACTTCTCCGTTTTAAAGAAGTTTCTGCAAATGACCGCACAATAAACCAAGCTGAACTTAACCGCCGTATCGCTGAATTGATGGGCTTTAAGGATATTCAGAATATCATCATTCAACAGCAACCTGTCCAAGCAGGACCCGGTCAACTTTCACCTGAAGATCAGATGTATATTCAGCAAAGACTTCAGGAGGGCGCTAGTAAAGAGCAGATTATGATGGAATTAAGTGGAAATCCTCCGGCACAAGGGCCAGAAGGTGGAGGTGGAGGACAGCCAGGAGGACAGCCAGGAGGACAGCAAAGGCCACCAGGACCAGGTCAAAGGCCAAAAGGACAAACCCCTGAAGCTGGTCAGCCAGTTCAGAACCCAATGAGGATGCAACGACAATGACCTTAGAGCAAGCAATAGAGTTACAGCAAAGTTTACTATGGAATAGTATCGTTGAGGAAATGGATAAACACGTTGCCTTTGAAACTGCTAAGTTGTATTTATGTACTCCAGAGGAATTACCAGGCATTCAGGCGAGAGTTCTGTGTTATCAGACACTTACCCGATTACCTGCTGATGTTATAGAAAGAGAAACCTAAACTCGGAGCCATCCGTAAATGGCAGGAGAATTATGACAGAACCAAGACCAGAGGACGCAAAACCTATCGATGCTAACGTCCCAGCATCTCCGCCAGTACCAGCGCAACCGGTACAGCCTACACCAGAGGCTCCAAAACCAGGTGTTCCGTCTCAGGACGTAAAACAAGTACCATTGCAAGCCTTACAGGAAGAACGCGGTAAGCGTCAAGATGAGCATTCTCGTGCTGATGGACTGGCCAAAGAGTTAGATGACTTGAAGGCCGTTGTAGCCAATCAGCAGTATCAACAGCAGCAACCTCAACAGCCCCAAGTTGATCCTAGAGCAGAGTTAGACCAAATATGGGATGATGATCCTCGGAAAGCTGTTCAGGTTGAGATTATGTATGCTATGGACTGGAGAGATAGGATTGATTCTAATCTGGAAGTTCAGGCAGACCAGTTAGCAAGGCAATATCCTGATTTCAATAACTACCGAAGTACCGCTTTAGGTCAAGTGAGAAGTATGCCGCTTAACCAAAGGGGAGGTAATAAAGTTTTGGAAACAGCTTATTTCTATGTTAGAGGTCAGAATGCTGATGTTATGATGAAGAATCAGGAAGCAGAGTTGCTTGAGAAGTATAGGAGAGGTGAAATATCAGCTCAAGGGTTAGCAACACCACCCGGAAGCTTTTCCGCTCCTGCACCTACTGGCGGTATTTCTGCTACTGAAGAACAGATGAGAGTGGCAAGTGCAATGGGAATGAGTACAGAGGATTATATGAATAATCAGCAGGCTCCTAAATAATGGTTATTATTATAGGCGACCTGAAGAAACGAAATAATATGGCGTTCACGGGGACGCTGGAATGTCCTAGGTGTCGTTGGCTTGATGGCTACGATCCTAAGAAACAAGTCTGGAAAGAGATTGGCAGGCAAACACCTACCAGAATCAAGTACAGATGTAAACATTGCAACCAATCCCTTATTTACGACGTATCAAAATAAACCTAAGCTGACAGGAGTCTTTAGGTAGCCCCTACTGGTAACCCTGTCTAAAGGAGAAAATCATGGCAGCAAAGTATAAGTATAATATCGGTGGCGGAGAACTTGTCATCAAAGACCTTAAAGCCGTTCCGGACACATACCAAGAAGGTGAAGTTTTGGTAGCTGGAGCAGCCGAGGGTGGTGGAGTTCGTTCTGCCGCAGCAGGAATTGCAGCAAGCATTATTGGTGTTAGTAATCAAGGGGAAACTCTACCAGCAGCATCGGGATTTAGTGGACCTGGAATTACTCTTGCCAATGACGGAGCAACGTTGACTGGTCTTCAATCTGCAGGTAAGGTTGAAAACTTGAAAGTTATTGTTAACCCTGACGCCGTGTATGCGATTGAGTATTCTCAAGCGTCTCCGTTAACAAGTGCAGCATTAGATACTTCCATTACATTTACGTCTGCTGGTGCTGGCTTTGCTGGTGCAGGTGGAGGTTGGTTCTGGTCGTATGATACAGGTGAGTTGGATTATGTTGTTAGTTCAGCTGTTGGTGCGGGTGATACCGTTTTAACAACTGTGACTGGAACTGATACGGCTGGTGTATTAGGCATCTTGTTGCAACCGGCTCAATGTGGGCAGTCTTTACCTCTTGAGTTGACGGCTGATGCACTTAGTATCGCAGCTAACGCTGATGATGTTGGTGTAGCAGGAACAAATGCGGTAAATGGAATCATTCTTGAGAATCGTATTGAATCTGCTATTCATGGCAGTGAGATTCTTGATTGTGTGACTATGAACCAGTTAGTTCGAGGAATGAATACAAGCACGGTTAATCTTGATAAAGCAAAAGCATTTGCTTATGTTAAGTTCGCCAGTGTTCTTGCAGCTTAAGTAGTATCAACAAAGGAGAATAAATGGGTGTAATAGCTTCAGAAAACTTTGGATATCTTCTCGATCCAGGTCTTCGCAAAATCTTCATGGATGAGTGGGCAATGCCTGAAGGTCAAGTGGATAATCTGTTCGGGATGGAGAAATCCAACAAGTCTGTGGAATATGATCTCGGTGTTGGTGGTATGGGTGATCTTGAGGAGTTCGATGGTAACATTCCTTACGATGACTTCAAACAGCAGTATCGTGTTTCCTATTCACACAAAGAATGGGTAAAGGGAATTAAGATTGAGCGTAAGCTCGTTGACGACGACCTTTATAGTATTATCAACAAAAGACCAGCACAGTTGGCATTGGTTTCCAAGAGAACAAAAGAGAAACATGGTTCTTCTGTTTTCAACAATGCTTTCAACACTAGCGTTTTCGCAGGTGGAGATGGTCTTGCGTTATGTGCAGGGGCTCACACTCGTGTGGGTACAACCACAACTAATAGCAACGTTGGAAGCACAGCGTTGTCTGCCACGGCAGTTGAGGCAACTCGTCTGTTAATGCGTGGGTTGACTGATGAGACAGATAACTTGCTTATCTCTCGCATCGATACACTGTTAGTTCCACCAGCTCTTGAAGAGCAGGCTTGGGAAATTGTTAACGCAACCGGTAAAATGGATACGGCTGACAACAACCCTAACTTCAACAAGGGTAAATACAAAATCATCGTTTGGGATTATCTAACGGACAGTAACAACTGGTTCGCTCTTGACTCCAAGATGATGAAGATGTATTTGAAGTGGTTTAATAGAATACCAACGGAGTTTAACAAGGACAAAGATTTTGACACATATATTTCAAAATGGAGCACTTACTGTCGCTATTCTTATGGCTTCAGTGATTGGACCTGGATATATGGTCACAATGTTGCCTAAGGAGATTCCGTGTTAGATAATGCTTACGTGGCTGGATTGTTCGATGGCGAAGGCTGTATTCATGTTCAGAAGAACTGTCAGATGAAGGTGTATCTTACTCAGAAAGACCCTGAGATTCTGTATCTGCTTAAAAAACAGTACGGAGGTCGTGTTTACACGAAGCAGGATGGAAATGAGAACTATACAGCTCAGTGGCAGTTGTGTCCGAAAAAGGATATGGAGTCTTTTCTTAAAGCGATCCAGCCGCATAGCATAATCAAAAGAAGTCAGATTGAACTCGCATTACAGATGTTTCCTCTTTATCGAAAACCGGGGAGAGCTCAGGCCGAACGAACTCCTCCTGAGATGTGGTTTAAGAGGGAGACATTGAGGGATGCTATCAAGCAGTTAAAGTAAACCTTTGCAAGTGGTATATCCACCTGCTCAACTAAGAGTCAAAGGAGACTAACATGTCACAAGGACAAAACAAACTTCCACATTCATCCACACGAAGAGGTTTTTCTACCCACAACTCTGTAGGTACAGACAATCTTCCTAATCCAAACATGCCATCGGTTACTTGCGTTGATGGAACTGTCGGCACTTTTCAGCCTGGCATGATTGAGTTGAAGACAGCTGCAGGTACGCCTTATTACCTCTGGACTGATTCTTCAGGGAACTTGAGGATTAACTCTTCTATCCCTACAACGCCTGATTCAGATGGTTCGTCTTTAGGTAGCTCTACTACTGCGGCAGCCATCGCTGACTATGTTATTACATGGACGGCTAATGAGCCAACAGCCGGGAGTACAGCGACTGTTGCCGATGGTGATGTTGTTGGTGATGCGAATGAAGGTGGACAAGCCATTGCGGACTTAACAGCCAAGATGAATCTTGTCTTAGCAGCGTTAAGGTCAAATGGAATTATAGCACCATAATGTTGGGGCAGGCTGGACTCTTCTCGCCTGCCTTAACAAATAAAACGAGGAGATAACAATGGGACCAAGATCAAGAGTAAAAAAAAAGACAGTATTAAGCACTACCGAGTTAAGTGGACTTGAAAGCGAGAAGAAAGAGCT